CGCTCTCGTTCTCGCGGCAAACTCTTCTACCGCCTCGCCCAACAGGCCGTGCAACTGGAGCCAACGCCCTACAAACAACTGATACACCCCACCCGTAGTGGGGGTTGAGTCAACTAGATACCCCTGTTCGATCTTGGCGTCGATGCCGCGAATGGCGAGGTTCATCAGGGCGAGCCGCCAGGTGGTGTAGTTGGACTCCTGGCCGTAGATGGAGATCTCGCGGTGAACGGTCGGGCTGACCTTGGCCTTTTTGCCGTTGCCGTTGCTGGAGGCGTGGGCTTGGACGAACTTGGCGGCCTGGACGAACATGCCGCCCGAGCCGCAGCAGGGGTCGAAGACGCGGCCTTTGTAGGGTTCGAGCATTTCGACGAGCAGGCGAACGACGCATTGGGCGGTGTAGAACTGCCCACCGAGCTTGCCTTCAGCAGCGGCGAACTTGGCGAGGAAGTACTCGTAGACGCGGCCGAGGATGTCCTGCTGGCGGCTCTTCTCGTCGCCCAGGCCGATGGTGGCGATCAGATCGATGATCTCACCGAGGCGTGCCTTGTCGAGGGCCGGGCGGGCGTAGTCTTTGGGCAGGACGCCCTTGAGCACCTTGTTGTCGCGCTCGATAGCGGCCATGGCGTCATCAACGAGCGTGCCGATCTCCGGGCGCTTGGCGTTCTTCTGAAGGTACGACCAGCGGCCCTCGGGCGGCACCCAGAAGATGTTGTCGGCCAGGTGCGGCACGTGCTGGTGGACACCAACTACTGGAAGACCTTCGTCCACGCCCGCATGGCCGTGGCGATGGGTGATCCCGGATGCCTTTCTCTCTACGGCCGCGACGATAAGGCGCACCGCATGCTCGCCGACCACCTCACGGCCGAGTACCGCGTGAAGGCGGCGGCTCAGGGGCGCACCGTGGATGAATGGAAACTGCGAGCGACACGGCCGGACAACCACTGGCTCGATTGCCTGGTGGGCTGCGCTGTGGCGGGGTCGATCCAGGGCGCGTCGCTCGCGGGGCTCGAGTCGCGAGCGCCGGTTGCCCGCGGGCGCGTCAAACTCTCCGAACTCCAACGAGGCAGGCAATAGATGACCCGGCCGGCAGACAACCCGTCGCAGAAGCGGGGACTGGCCTGCCCCCGTTGCGGCTGCGCGCACTTCCGGGTGCTCTACACACGCGCCGCGCTCAATGGCCGGATCATGCGACGCCGTGAGTGCCGCTACTGCGGCAGGCGGGTCACGACGTATGAGCGGGTCGGGGCATGAGCCGTTGACACTTCGACTACCCGACTGGTGGGCTCCGACACTTGATCATGTGTGCGGATACACGGGAAGACTTCACGTGTATCGCGCAACAACATCAAGTCGGCGCGAGGCCAAGTTCTAGATGCAGAACAATCTGCTGGCCTCGTGACATTTCGCGGTGCGGTGCGTCCGCCACGGCATAGGTAACAGAGGGAAGGACACCTTTGCCGGACGCTTGCATGGCCGAAGAACTCGACAACTCGATCAAGGAAAACGCCGCCGGGCCCAAGAAGGCCAGCGGTGACTCGGGCGCTGTTGAGCAGCACGATCTGGAGGACCAGATCGCCGCCGACAAGTACCTGGAGTCGAAGAAGGCCAGCCGCGCGAAGGGACTCGGCATCAAGCTGGCCAAGATTTCGCCGGGAGGGACTACTTGATGTGGCCGTTCCGCAGCAGGTCAAGGAAGACCACCCCCCGGAACCGGTCCCTCCCGGCTCTTTCGGGTCGCGCGGCGGCTCCGGCCATTCCGGGGGGTCCGGGGGTGGTGCGGGCGCGGTACGACGCGGCGCAGACCACCGCTGAGAACGCCCGCCACTGGGCGATGGCCGATTCACTGTCGGCTGACAGCGCCGCGTCGGCGGACATCCGCCGCAAGCTGCGTGAGCGCTCCCGCTACGAGGTCGCCAACAACAGTTACGCCAAGGGCATCGTGCTGACATTGGCCAACGACTGCATCGGCACCGGGCCGCGATTGCAATTGCTGTCCAGCGACAATGCAACGAACAACCGCGTCGAGGCCGCGTTCACCACTTGGGCCAAGGCAATCAACCTCGCCGAGAAACTCCGCGCCATGCGGATGGCCAAATCGACAGACGGCGAATCAGTCGCCGTACTGACGCTGAACCCCCGCCCCCGGAACCCCGGGTACCCCCGGAACCCCCGGCAAACGCGGATCGACTCGCCCGTGATGCTCGACGTGCAACTGGTCGAAGCCGACCGCGTCGCGTCGCCCATCACGGCCTTCTTGCCAACGACCAATGAAGTCGATGGGATCGCACTCGATCCGTTTGGCAACCCGCAGTCGTACACGATCCTGCGGCAACATCCGGGAGACCTCAGCGCCTGGCGGAACCAGTTTGATCTTGTGCCCGCCGATTCGGTGATCCACTGGTTTCGTGCCGATCGGCCCGGTCAGCACCGGGGTGTACCGGAGATCACGCCAGCGCTGCCGCTCTTCGCTCAGTTGCGGCGCTACACGTTGGCCGTGATCGCGGCGGCGGAGACGGCGGCGGACTTTGCAGCGGTGCTGTTCACCGACGCTCCCGCTAATGGCGAAGCGCAGGCGCTGGAACCGATGGACGTGGTCGAGCTCGAGAAGCGGATGGCCACGGTCCTGCCCGATGGTTGGAGATTGGGCCAGATCGAGGCGCAGCAGCCGACCACGAGTTACGCCGAGTTTAAGCGTGAGATTCTCAACGAGATCGCACGTTGTTTGAACCTGCCGTTCAACGTCGCCGCCGGCAACAGCGCCGGATACAACTACGCCTCCGGTCGCCTGGATCACCAGACCTATTTCAAGTCGATCCGCGTCGAACAGTCGCACCTGGCCGAAGTCGTACTCGACCGTATCTTCGCCGCCTGGCTTGAAGAAGCGATGCTCCTCCCCGAGTTCGCGTTCCTTCGTAGAGCCGGCACGGCCATTCCACACCAGTGGTTCTTCGACGGCACGGAACACGTCGATCCTGCGAAGGAAGCCAACGCGCAGACCACGCGACTGACGAGCAACACCACAACGCTCGCCGCCGAATACGCACGCCAGGGCAAGGACTGGGAGGTTGAGCTTCGTCAGCGAGCAAAGGAATTGTCGCTGATGAAGGAACTCGGCCTGACCTCGCCGCAGCCAACCCTTCAACCCACACCGTCAGACGAAGACGCCAACGACGAGGAGTCCGACACGGATGCCCCCGGAAATGAACCCGCAAACACACGACAAGCAGCCTGACTTCCTGACGTTCCAGTGCCCGTTGACCATCGAGGCGGCAGGCGACGCGGAGAAGAAGAATCCGGGGTCGCCGGTCTTCCACATGGTCGCCTACACCGGCGGCGTGATGCGGATCACCGGCTTCCCGCACCCGGTGGTCGTTGATCTCGAGGGCCTGGCGATCGACCGCCAGGACATCCCCGTTCGCCTCGATCACAACCCGCGCCAAGGCGTCGGGCACACGCAGCGCGTCGCGATCGAGAATGGCACCGTCGTCGCCGAGGGACTGATCAGTCGCGGCACGTCGTGGGCGCGTGACGTGTCCAAGTCGGCCGCGAATGGCTTCCCCTGGCAAGCGAGCATCGGCGCTTCGGTCATCGACGCCGAGTTCATCCCCAACGGTCAGCAGGTGACCGTCAACGGCAGAACATTCAACGGCCCGCTGCACGTGGTGCGCCGGGCGCTACTTAAAGAAATCTCGTTCGTCGACAGCGGCGCGGACACCAACTCCAGCGCCCGCATCGCCGCCAACAACCCCCGCCCCCGGAATTCCCGCCCCGGACAACCCCGCAAGGAGCCGCATCCCATGGAAGGAACCAACGTGATCACGACCACCACCTCCGACAACAACACCGACAACGCGGCGCAGGACACGGATGTGCAAGCCGCCGCTGCCGACAGTGCGACCCACGACGACGCCGGAGTCGATACCCATGCGCCGAAGCCGAACACGCCCAAGGCCCAAAGCGCGCCGACGAACAAGACGACCGCGACTCCCGCGACCTCCGGAACCCCCAGCACCCCCGGCACCCCCGGCACCCTCAACGCGTCGGCCGGTGACCACGCCGATCCGGTGACGCAGATGCGCCAGCGTCTGGCTGCCGAAACGCGGCGTGTCGAAGCGATCCAGAAACTCTGCGCTTCCGGCGGCGGCAAGTTCGCGAGCGTCGAGGCGCAGGCCATCGAGGAAGGCTGGGACGTGACCAAGACCGAACTTCACATCCTGCGCGCCTCGCGCCCGCAGGTTCCCGCATCGGCGTCGAGCCAGCGCAACCTCCGGGGGACGCCGCAGGTGTTTGAGGCCGTGGCACTGATGGCCAGCGGCATGCCCATGTCGCGCATCGAGGCGTCGTTCGACGAGCCGGTGCTCGAGGCGGCTGACAAGCTGCGCGGCGTCGGTATCCAGGCGTGCTGCGAACTGGCCTACGGCCAGCAACTGCCGCGCTTCCGGCGCGATGCGACGGGATGGCTACAGGCGGCGTTCAGCACCACGTCGCTGCCGGGCATCCTCTCCAACGTCGCCAACAAGATGCTGCTGGAAGGTTACTCGTACATCGAGGACGCCTGGCGTCGGATCGCCAAGATCGCCAGCGTTAACGACTTCAAGGAGCACAGCCGCTACCGCATGACCGGCGCGTTCAAGTTCGAACAGGTCAGCGCTGACGGCGAACTCAAGCACGGCAAGCTCGACGAGCAGAAGTTCGGGCAGAAGGCCGACACGCACGGCATCATGTTCGCGCTGACGCGCCAGATGATCATCAACGATGACATGGGCGCGTTCACCGACATCCCGCGCCAGATCGGCATGGGCGCTGCCGAAGCGATCGCCGACGCCGTTTGGGCGCTGTGGCTCAAGAACCCCGTGCAGTCCGACGGCAAGACCTTCTTCCACGCCGACCACAAGAACTACGCCGAGGGCGCGGACACGGCGCTGAACGTCGACGGCCTGACCGCCGCCGAGGTTCTGTTCGGCGAGCAGACCAAACCCAACGGCCGGCCCCTGGGCATCCCGGCGAATCTGCTGCTGGTGCCCACGGCCCTGAAGGTGCCCGCCGAGCAGTTGATGAAGTCGCTGCTGCTCAACGAGACGACCACCGCCAACAAGCCCAAGCCCTCGGCGAACCCGCACGTCGGCAAGTTCGAGGTCGTCAGCTCGGTGTACCTCTCCAACGCCAGCTTTATGGGCGCGTCGAGTAAGGCGTGGTATCTGCTGGCCGACCCCAACCGCCTGCCGGCGATCGAGATCGCGTTCCTCAACGGCGTGGACCGGCCCACCGTCGAGAAGACCGACGCGGACTTCAACACGCTCGGCGTTCAGTTCCGTGGTTACATCGACTTCGGTGTTCGCGAGCAGGACCACCGCGGCGCGATCAAGTTCAAGGGCGAGGCGTAAACGACCCTGGTCGGTATCGCTCGCGGCGGTATCGATTGCACGACGTTGCACAGAGATTGCACAGAGATTGCACGGATAACCCTCACGATTTTGCACAGCATTCACGCTGTCCATCCAGGAGACGACTCTTATGCCTACGGCACAATTCATCCATGACGGTGACGCCATCGACTACACGCCCGGCAGCGACGTGGCTGCGGGCGACGTGGTGGTCCAGGAGGACCTGGTGGGCGTCGCCAAACTCGACATCCCCGCCAACACGCTCGGCGCGCTGCATGTGACCGGCGTCCTCGACTTCCCCAAGGCGACCGGCTCCGGTTCGTCTATCCCCGCTGGCGTGAACGTCTACTGGGACACCGTTGCCAAACAGGCGTTCCCGCTGGGCGGCGGTTCGAGTTCCGGCGGCGAAAAGCTGCTGGGTAAGTCGGTCGTCGCCGCCGGCGAGAGCGATGAGACGGTGCGCGTCCGCCTGACACAGTGACCCCCGGCCCCCGGCCCCCGACCACCGGATGCGCATGTGCCCGCTGTGCTGCCATCACGAATCGGATTTCGTCTGGCGGCGTGATGATCGCGAGCGTCGGCGCTGTTGCCGGTGCGATTACGAATGGGAATGGGATCGATGGCCAACCAAACCAACATGCTCGAACGAGGCTCCGACTGGCTGGAGCAGACGCGCACCACGCACTGCTCCAGCCCAGTCGAGTACCGCAGGCCACCCTCCATCGATGCGGTGATTGTCAACGCGACGTTTGGCAAGACCGAGATCGAACTCGCGAATGAAGGGGGCATCACCATCAACGGACACGTGTGGGACTTCCTCATCCTGGCCGAGGAACTCGGCGCTGATCCCGAACCTGGTGACGTGATCGTGGCCAACGGCCGGCAGTATGAAGTGATGGCGCTCGGTGAGGAGATCAAGGGATGGCGATGGAGCGATCCGTTCCGGCAGACCTACCGGATTCACACGAAGGACATCGGAGCGGCCCCCGGAGAAACCGCGTGAGCGAGACGACGATTGACAGCACGCAAAAGCAACTGGAAGCGATCAATCGCAAGCTCGATCGCCTCGACGAGGCGATCCGTGGAAACGGGAAGCCGGGAATCCTGATCCGACTGGACCGGCTGGAGCAGGATGCCAAGCGCCAGAGCAAGCTGATCTGGCTGATCGTTGGGGCGATGGTCACCGGTGTGTCCTCGGCGATCGCAGTTTGGATCGGGAGCTGAAGCATGAGTCTGGTCATCGACATTGCCGATGCGGTCACCGCTGAACTGAACTCTGCCCCTCCAGGCACCTTCAGCCAGGCATTCACAGCGGAGCGATCGGTCCTGCCCGTGTTCGAACTGTCCGACCTGGCGTCGCTGAAGGTGACCGTCGTGCCTCGGTCGGTGCAGATAACGGGTAGCACGCGTTCGGCCAGCCAATACGAGATCGACATCGATATCGGCGTGCAGAAGCGGGTCGGCAAAACGGTGGACGACGACGTCGAGACATTGAGCACGCTGGTTGATGAGATCGCCGACTACCTGCGGCGACGACCACTGCAGCAGATTCCGGGGGCCGTGTGGGTATCGATCGGTAACGAGCCGGTGTACGCCCGCGAGCATCTTGCTGAACAGCGCGTGTTCACCAGCGTGTTGACCGTCACCTACCGGGCCATCAAATGAATTGTGGAACCGCCGCATGTTCGGCTTCGAGATCACCAAGCTGTTCTTCGACAAGAAGGCGGTCACCAGCAAGACCGACCGCGCGACTCGGAAGGTGCTCAGTCGGTTCGGCGCGTTCGTGCGGCGCACGGCACGCCAGAGCATCCGCAAGCGCAAGAAACCCGCGCCACCCGGATCGCCGCCCAGCAGCCAAATCGGCCTGCTGAAGAAGTTCATCTTCTTCGGATACGAGCCGCAGAAACGTTCGGTCGTGATCGGGCCGGTGCAACTGACGCAGAAGGGACGCGGTGAAGCGCCGCGACTGCTCGAACACGGAGGTGCGGGCAAGGTCGGCAAGAAGCGCGTGCGGTACAGGCCCAGACCCTTCATGGGCCCGGCATTCGAGAAGGAACAACCCAAGCTGCCGGCCATGTGGCGCGACAGCATCAAGCCATAGCACGGAGGCAACCCAATGCCACAGACATTTCTCCTTGGCATGAACGCCAAGATTTACCAGGGGCCCGCGGGCACCGCCCTCGGATCGCTGACCGAGATGGACAACGTCAAGGACGTGTCGCTCACGCTCGAAGCCGGCGAGGCGGATGTGACCACACGTGCGAACCAGGGCTGGCGTGCGACCGCGCCGACGCTGCGCGAATGTACCGCCGAGTTCGAGATGCTCTGGAAGCCGGGCGACGCGGGCTTCGACGCCATCAAGAACGCGTTCCTGACTTCAGCACCCCTGCGCCTCGCGGTGCTCACCGGCGAAAGCGCCACGAGCGGAACGGAGGGTCCGCTTGGCGACTTCTCGATCACCAACTTCAGTCGCAACGAGCCGCTTGAGGAAGCGGTGATGGTCAGCGTTACGGCCAAGCTCGCTGAGTTCGACGAATGGGTCGAGGTGGCCTGACCCCCGGACCCCCCGGAACTCCGGAATCCCGGACCTGGCCCACACCCCTGACAACGGAACACGCTCATGAAATCATTCAATGACGCAGCCGGACGAACATGGACGATCACGCTGACCCTCGGCACCGCGATGGCGGTCAAGGCCAAGCTCGGCGTTGATCTGCTGCAGCCGGAAGTCGGTGATCCGCCGTTACTGACGCGCCTCGGCACCGACGAAATGCTGCTGGGCGAGGTGCTGTGCGCCATGCTTGAGTCGCAGTTCGAGAAGAACAACGTCACCGACGAGGACGTGCGATCCGCGTTCGATGGTCAGACGTTGCTCGCGGCCCAGAAGGCGTTCTACGAGGAGATGATTGATTTTTTCCGCTCACGCGGCCGCAAGGATCGGGCCAAGGCGGTCGCCAAGCAGATGGCCATGATCGACGCGGCGATTGCGGCGATCGAGACGCGGATCGACGGGATCGACATCGACAAGACGATCGCTGGGGTGATGTCTGGCGCATCGCAGGAAGCCTCGGCATCGGACCCGACGGACTCCGCGGGCTGACGCTGCGGCAACTGCTGTGGATGGCCGAGGGCCTCGGCCGTGAACGGTGGGCGCACACGTCGATCATCTGCACATTGATTGCCAACGCCCACCGCGATCCAAAGAAGCACCGCCCGTTCACTCCTGACGACTTTAACCCTTACGCGGAACCCGGCAGCCGCAAGAAGCGATCGCATCGCGGGACCGGGGGGACCGGGGGAGCCGGGGGCGATGTGATCGAGATCAACAACGAAACGATCGGCCTCATGCGATCGGCATTCACCGGTTCACCAAGCACCAGGCTTCTAGCCTCCAACGTCGAAAGGATTCATTCATGATGTCAAGGAAGACCATCGCCGCCATCGTATTCGTTGCCGTGATCGCGGCAATTCCCGCGTGTGAAAGTACGCAGGGACCGGGGGCGGGGATCACCGCCGAGCAGGTTGCGCTCATCGAACAGCAACTCCAGCAAAGCCGCGAGGGCCTGGCGGTGTTGCCGGCAGATGACCCCGGCCGCATTGCGGCGGAAGAGAAGATCGCCAAGCTTGAAAACCTCGTTGCACAGTACAAGGCGAATCGCGAGCAGCAGACGGCCGGCGACCCTGAGGCTTCCATCGCAGCCGGTGTGCAAACGGTCGCGCCCTTTCTGCCGCCGCCGTGGAACGCCGTGCTGTTGATCGTCGGTGGCCTGCTTCCGGGGGTCGCGGGATGGATCAGGGAATCGGTGCGACGACAGCAAGCAGTGCGAGCCGGCCAGGACTTGGCGCGTGCGGTCAAGGCTGCGGCGGTCGCCAACGGCGGTGTCCTCGACTTCACAGATCTGACGGTGCGCGAGTCGCTCAAGGCCGCGATGCCCGATAGCGCCCGCGCAATCGTCAAGGACGCCGGGGCGAGTGTGCCGCTTCCCTTCGTCATCGAAGCCCCCAGCGCTGTGGCTGCCTGAACCCATCCCGACTTGGAGTGCCGTGATTCATGGCTTCGACCCAAGGCATCCGAGCAGGCCGCGCATTCGTTGAGCTGTTCGCTGACGACAGCCGACTTGTGCGCGGCCTGCGCGCTGCGGAGAAGAAGCTCAAGGCCTTTGGGCAGGGCATCCGCAACCTCGGGCTGAAGGTGCTCGGCATCGGTGCCGCCATCCTTGCGCCGCTCGCGGCATCGGCGAAGCTGTTCAGTGGCTACGGCGACCAGGTCGCGAAGATGGCCAAGCGGACGGGCCTGAGTGTGGAAACGCTCAGTGAGCTGCGCTTTGTTGCATCGCAGACTGGCACCGAGTTCGAGTCGTTGGAGATGGCGTTTCGCAAGATGCAGCGTTCGATCTTTGACGCCGGGCGCGGCTTATCGACGCAGACCGACGCGCTGGATGAACTCGGACTGAAGTTTCAGGACCTCGATGGCCTGTCGCCGGAGCAGCAGTTCAAGCTGCTAGGCGATCGGATCGGCAAGATCGAAGACCCGACCAAGCGGGCGGCGATCGCGATGAGCCTGTTCGGCCGCACCGGCACGAACCTGCTGCCGATGTTCGCCTCCGGTGCCAAGGGGATCGAAATCCTCCAGGCCGAGGCTCGCCGGCTCGGTCTGACCATGAGCGGCGAGGACGCCGCCGCCGCCGAGGAATTCACCGATGCTCTCGACTCGCTGTGGAAGGTGATCAAGATGGGCGTGTTCAACGTCGGCGCTGCGCTCGCGCCGATGCTGCAGATGATCGCCAAGAAGATCACGTCCCTCGCGGTGACGATCAGCGCGTGGATCAAGCAGAACCGCCAGGTCATCATCACCGTGGCCAAGGTCGCGGCCATCGTCTTTGCCGTGGGGCTGGCGTTGGTCGTGCTGGGCACCATCATCTCGGGGCTGGGGTCGATGATCGGCGTGCTGATCACGGTCATCACCACCGTCGTGGGTGTGTTCAAGCTGCTGGCAGCGGTGATCGCGTTCCTCGTTTCACCCATCGGCATTGTCATCGCGGCGCTGGGGGCGCTAGGCGGCTACCTCGTTTATGTCACCGGCGCGGGCGGAAAGGCACTGACCTGGCTGGGCGATCGGTTCAATGCCCTTAAGGAAACCGCGACCGCCGCGTGGCGCGGGATCGGCGACGCCCTCGCTGCCGGCGACATCGCGCTTGCCGCCAAGATTCTCTGGCTCACGATCAAGATGGAGTTCCAGCGGGGCATCAACGTCATCAAGGCGGCGTGGCTGAAGTTCAAGCACTTCTTTATTGACATCGGGAACAAGGCATTCTTCGGCCTGCTCGCGGCGGGTGAGATCGCATGGCACGGCCTGCAGGTCGCGTGGATCGAGACGATCGCCTTCTTCAAGAACCTTTGGCACAGCTTCGCATCGAGCGTGGCGAGTGTCTGGCGCAGCGTCGTCGGCTGGGTCGAGCGCCGCATTCACGATGTGCATGGGGCGGTCGACAGCGACTTCGATGCCGAGGAAGCCAAACGCATCTCTGAGGCCAATGAGCAGGCCGACCTCAACCGCATCCAGAACGAGAAGGATGCGGCGCTCGCGCAGGTCGAACGTGACCGCGATGCCAAACGCCGGCAAGAAGCGGCGCTGCACGAGCAGACGCTCGGGCTGATCGGCCGCGAGTACGAGGATGCCAGCAAGCGTCTGGAGGATGCGGCCGCGACCCAGCGGAAGGAATCCGAGGCCGCGCTCGAACATGCCCGCCAGGAATGGCTCGCCGCCCTCGAGGCCGCGCGGCAGAAGCGCGAAGCGAAAGAGGCCGAGGGCGGGCCGGAGGGTATCGAGGGCCCGGACGACATCCTTGCCAGGGCGCGTAAGGCGCTCGACGGCCTCGGCGACGTGGGCGACATGATCGAGCAGGAAGCGGAGAAGGTCGGCGTGCGGGGCACGTTCAACGCAGCGGCGATCCAAGGCCTGCAATCCGGCGGCAAGACGCAGGAGCGCATCGCCAAGGCGGCGGAAGACACGGCGAAGAACACCAAGCGGATCGAGCAGGCGATCAACGACCACGCGATCGCCTTCGCATGACCCCCCGGAACCCCCGGCACCCCGGATAGGAATGCACGCGTGCCCGTGACGGTTCAAGAGCGATACGGCAGACGACTTAGCGACGAAAGCGCTGAGCTGCTGTACCTCATCCGCGGCACGACCGACGATGCGACCGCACGCGCAGCGCTCCTGGCCAACTCGCCCGCCATTCACGACGGGTTGCCCCGCGATGACACCGAGGTCGAGGAACTCGAAGGACTCGACGCCTACCTCGGCACCGTGCGCTTCACGACACCAGACGGTCAAGCGCCCGAAACCGGCGAGTCATCGTTCTCGTTCGATACCTCCGGCGGCACGCAGCATATCACGCAGTCGTTGTCCACCGTCGGCACATATGGCGACAACGCCCCCAACTTCGGCGGGGCGATCGGCGTCACGCAGGACAACGTCGAGGGCGTGGACATCACGGTGCCCGTCTACACCTTCTCCGAGACGCACTACCTGCCCGCGGGCACCGTGAACAACGCCTACAAGGGCACGCTGTTTAACCTGACGGGCAAGGTCAACAACGGATCGTTCAAGGGTCTGGCAGCGGGAGAATGCCTGTTCCTGGGCGCATCGGGTTCACGCCGGGAGACGGAGGACGACTGGGAGATCACGTTCCGCTTCGCCGGCAGCCCCAACAAAACGGGCCTGACCGTCGGCGACATCAACGGCATAAGCAAGAAGGGCTGGGAGTACCTGTGGGTGCGCTACCAGGACACTGAGGACGACAACGCCAAGATGCTGATCAAGAAACCGATCGCGGCTTACGTCGAGAAGGTTTACGACGAAGCCAGCTTCGCCGCTCTGGGAATCGGGACATGACCCTCGGATGGAAACAATGGGCGACCACCTGAAGAAAGTTCAATCCGGCGATCCGCTGGTCATCCCGGCGCAGACGTTCAATGCGTTCGTCGATGCCGCGTTCGATTATCGCCGGCGGCAGCGCGGCCTCGGGCGCGAAGGCCAGTCGGTGTTCCATCAACTCGGCATCATCCCGGTGCGCAACGACACCGGCGAAGACCTGGACCGGTTCGCCGCCGTCGGCATCGACGCGCCGATCATCGGTCCGGATGACAACGAGGACGAGTTCAAGAACCGGGCCACGGCAATTGGTGTCAGGCCACTGGTGCCCGACCATCGCGGGCGCTTCGCCGTCATGCTGGAACCGGTCAAGACCGGCAAGATCGCGCCCGCGTGTGTGAGCGGTGTAATGCCGTGCCGCATCAATGTGGACGTGGAGACTCACGAGCGCGCCGATGTGGAGCACGATTCGACGATGCTCCTGAGCGGACATCACGGCGGCGCGGAGATCCTCTGGAAAGAGGAAGGCGAGGGGCTCAAGTGGGCGCTGATCAAAGTCGGCATCGCCGAGCCGTTGGCGATCACGTTCGACGTTCGGCTCGAACAAGTGTCCGGAGAGGCCGGCGACAACTGTGAGTCCGACTGCACGTTTGAGTATGACATCTATGACATTCACACGGATGAAAAGCTGAACAAGGACGGTCCGCAGGGACCGATTCAATCGGACATCCGCCCGGCCAAGACGCAGATGATCGCCGCCACGCGCGGCACCGCGTACTGGACGGTCAAAGAGAACAAGATCGTCGTGCAGCTGGAGGAGGCGTTCGAGGAACCGACGCCGCGCGATCAGCAGTATGTGGTGACAGGGATTTCATGCGACGACAGCGGTGGCGGTGGGGGCGGCGGGGAATCAGACTGCTGCTGCGTCACGATCAAGTATCACACCTCCAAGGTCTGTTATCCGCCCGGCGTGAAGCTCGAAGAGGGCCCGAGCCACACCATCAAGTGTGGTAAATGCTCGGATTCCTCGTCGGGATCGAGTTCGGGTTCACCGTCGAGCGGCTCACCGGGCGGGTCGAGCGGCCCGCCGGGATCGCCATCGAGCGGCAGTTCCGGCGGCTCCAGCAGTTCAATGGGGTCGAGCAGTTCCGGCGGTTCATCGTTTCCCAGCAGCGGCCCGCCGTCGTCTGGTCCACCGGGTATTCCGCCGCCGCCTACCGAGCCGGGTTACTACCAGCTCTGCGTGTGCCACGACGGAACGGTGCATTGGACGCGCACCGGCGACACCAGTTGCGGTTCGTCAAGTTCCGGCAGTTCGGGCAGTTCGGGCAGCAGCCCGCCGCCGTCATCATCCGGCGACGGGCCGCCCAGTGAACCGAGCGGCAGCAGTAGTCCACCTTCGTCTCCGCCTTCCTCATCAAGCACGCCCGGTTCGTCGGCGTCGAGCAGCGGCGACGATTCGGGATCGTCCGCGCCGTCATCAGCGCCACCATCGTTGGGGTCGAGCGGCTCATCTTCGCAAGGAAGCAACGGATCGTCATCATGAATCTGAAGGATTTCTTCGACAAGGTCGTCTGCATCAACCTCGACTGGCGCGCCGATCGCTGGCAGCGGTTTCAGGAGAACGTCGCCAGCGCCGGCTGGCCGTTCCGCGAGATCGAACGCTTCCCCGCCGTGGATGGGCACAAGGTCCCGGCCCCGGGTTGGTGGCGCGCCGGCGGTGGTGCGTGGGGTTGTCACCAGTCCCATGTCCGCATCCTGCAGCAGGCGATTCAGGAGGGCGCGGAGTCGGTGCTGATCCTCGAGGACGACGCCGTGTTGCCCCAGCGTTTCCCCGAGGTCGTCGAGGAATTCCTGGCCAAGCTTCCGGGGGCCGCTGATTGGGACGCGATCATGCTCGGCGGCCAGCACCTGCGTCCGCCGGAGATCGTGGACAACGGCATCGTGAAGGTCCGCAACGGCAACCGCACCCACGCCCACGCGCTGCGCGGCAACTATATTAAGGATGCATATCTCCACCTGACCAATTACCCTGAGCACGCCCAGCGCCCGGGATTCCACGTCGATCACCGCCTGGGCATGCTCCACGACAGCGGGCGGTACAAGGTCTATGCCCCGGACCCGTGGTTGGTCGGCCAGGCCAACGGCCACAGCGACATCGCGGGCGCGGACTTCTCGCTGCGCTTCTGGTCGGGCGAGCCTCGCGATTCACAAACCTTGCCGCCGTTCGTCGCGGTGATCGGCTTGCACCGTTCCGGGTCCAGCGCCTTGGCCGGTGTGCTGCACAAGCTCGGTGTTCACCTGGGCAACCAGCTTGGCGGGTACGAACCGACGGGTGGCTTCGAGGCGGTCACACTTGCGCATCTGTGCGAACGGGCATACCCGTTCCCGTCGACGACACTGGCTGTGCCGCGCGAGCAGCTCATGCGCGAGTTGCGTGACTTCATCCACGAGAAGCGCCGCGAGGCGTACTGGAAGAACACCATCACCGGCGGCAAGTATCCGCACCTTTGCGCGATGGGCGACGAGTTGCGTGAGATCTGTGGCGACGCCCTGCGCGTGATCCACATTGACCGGCCGATCGACGAATCGATCCACTCGCTGAAGAAGCGGGCCGCGAAAGAGACAGGCTGGCTCCGCATCACCGATGACCAAGCCGAGGCTGTGCAGCGATGGCTGTGGGAGCGTAAGACCGCATTCCTCGCTGAGGTCGAGCACCTGACCATCGAATTTGACGATCTACGCACCAACCCGGCTACTCAGATCGAACGGATCATCGACCACATCGGCGTCGAACCGACCGACACGCAGATCGCCAGCGCGAACAGTCACGTGCGAACGGAATCACCCGCGGCGTCCCGGCACGTATAGCCTCTGGCTTCACCACGAATAGCACCATGCATTGCTCTCGAAGATAGCCAATTGAGCTTCGACCAGTCGGCGTTTGTATCGATTCCCAAATGCGTGGGATCAGTCGATGCGCTGCAGCCGGCCAGTAGCAATCGACTCCGATTCAGCGGTCTTGGTGCCTCCACGCAATCAGTGTGGTCACGAGGTAGGCAAGCGTAGCGCACCATTGGACGCCGCTGACTTGTTCGTAGCGAGTATGTACGGAACGGAACAGGTCCCTGTCCACCATTACGCCGGCGTGCGCGTCGATCATGTTTGACAGTCGATCGTGCATCAGGAATAGCCCGCCGTGTGCCACGGCGATTGTGAACCATAAGACCAACAGCACGGTCACAAGTGTTCGCGATTGGCGTGAAGCCAGCACATCCCACAGCATTAGACCGATCGCGATGACGCCGATTCGATTGAGATGCAACGTGACTCCGCGCGTGATCAGGCCGCTTTGGAGGTGGGAATCGAGAACGTCATGCGCCTGTGGGAGTACAAACAGCGCATAGAACGTAAATCCGCCGACCCACAACCCAATTGCGGCGACCAACAAGCTTCGCCGTGCGATGGCGATTGCGGGGCCAGCAAGCGTTGACTCAGAAAGCGTGTTGCCTGCGTCGCTCATATCCACTGCCAGCAT